TCACGATTGAAGCCAATAAAAAATGGATCTCTAAAAAGATCCATAGCAAATGTTGTTACCATTTTATTCCTCCTTTAAGCGAATAAATTAATATGTGGGCCCCTATTGGCGACCCACATATATTATAACAAATTAGATTTTTTAAGTCTAGTAGATTTTCTTTTTCTTATCTTTCATCTTTTTGGCGTCTGCTTCTGAAGCATATAGGGCTCTCATTTGAGCTTTTGCTGCCGCCTCTCCTCTGTGGCATCCTACCAATTCATTTGATCCTTGCTTCACTACAGCATAACCTCTGCAGCCTGCAACATTTTGTTTAATTTCCCAAGGCATTTTATTCTCCTAATTATTTGGGGGTTCTGGTAGATTCATTTCTATCAGACCCATTTCTTTTGCGATCTTTTGTCCTTCTGGACTTATATGAAGCATAGCCTCAAGGTTTTCATCGTATTCTACCTGTAAGAGACCTTTTTCATAAAGTTGCATAAGAGATTCGTCTACATATCTAATATGGGCTTCCCAAAGCTCTGGTGCAATTTCTTTTGCTTTTTCATGTATCGCAAAAATCATTTCTCCGTTTTCATCCATTCCCTCTAGGGTAATAGCACCTATTTCTAAATAGTAGGCCATTTCCATGTTGACGTCACCATCTTCTTCCATATGTCTATTATACTCTCTATTGTATTGTGCCGTCTTCGTTCTTGTCAATAGTTGTTTCGACAAGTTGTTGAACATAGTCTGAAAAGTGTTTTCTGATGCTTCCTGGCGGCCTAGACCCCAGGCTTTTCCATAACCTTTTATATTCAACTACATTTGCAAATGTGGTTGGACATAGCACATAACCAGAATACTCTTTTAAGGTAGTTGGCAACGGCACATGCTTTCCACAGCATTTACATTCTTTAGCTTTATCTTGATATATACTCATAGTATTTCCATTCCATCCAGTACGTCCGCCAATTCTCTAGGCATTTTAGGAGCTCTAATTACATTAAGTCTAATTTCTTCGTCATCTTTATCTGGCTTACGCATAAAAGAGTCATATGTATGGACGTCTATTTCTTCAGTGTTATCAAATTTAGTTTTGCTAATAGCATTATAAATAGATCCACACACTGCATCGGCCAAATCTTTAGATCCTTTTCTTGGGTGGTCTACCTTATCACGCATAATTTTAAGCTGCAAAAGCTCATCTATTAACAACGATATATGTGGCCCCGTAAGCCTATCTTCAGCTACGATCATGGCCATGTCATCATAATGTTTTTTAGCTACCGATAAAGTCTCTGTATTAATCCCATATGCCTTTAACTGCTGCATCATGTCATGTGAATTCCATCGGTCAAATGTGCAAACTTTAATATTAAAACCGAGAGTTCTTAATGATAATATATAATCTTTAACCTCTGTAAAGTCTACAGATTTTTCAGCTGTAGGTGTCCAGAATCTAACTGCATCAACCTCGACTATTGGAGCAGGTTGAGAATAACTGTCAGTTACTTTTACATTAACCCACTTCTGAACATGTGCCATAGATACGGCGCAATGGTCATGCTTTTGCGCTAAGTCCACATGAATAAAATAATCTTTATCTGGATCTGGCGCAAACCATGGCTCAAATCTTCCAAAACCATCTACTGCTAGTGCCATATTGTTAAAAGCTTTTTCTATTTTTTCACGAGACTTAAAGAATGCATCTACTGCTTCTGGTGGCATGCAGGCGAATCGACCTAAAGCATCTGGCATATTCTTATAAAACTCTACCTTAAAATTCTCTATACTTTTAGTAGGATTAATCTCCCATGTTGGTCGCTTTAACGCAAAGACTCTAGGAATTGAATATGAGATTATATGATCTTCTTCCCACTCCACCGTGATCTCGTTGCCTTCAGTGCCGTCTGGCAAATCGTCATCCATCTTCATTGTCTTTGATCGAATAACAGTTTCTTTCTCAGCAACTACTGAATCATAAAACTTTTGTATAGGATCATTTTTAAAACGGGGGAAAGAAAGCAAAATTACCTTTCCGTAGTCTGGAAAACGAGATACTACAGAGCCACGATACATATCGTATATGGCATCTGCCGTCTTTGCCTGATCGTGACCAGTTGTATTTTCTGTAGCAAAACCAGAAATTTCATCAAGGATTACGGCTATGACGTTATAACCTTCGAATGCTTCACGTTCAGAGTGTCCTGAATATACATTTACATTTTTATTAAATCTTATTTCTGAAGCCTTCGGGTCGTATTTACCAATAAACCAAGGACTTCTTTCGATGCGGGTTTTTAGACCTTTAAAGAAAACATTATTTGCTTGCTGTGCATTAACAGCAATATTAAGAATATCTATCGTATCTCCAGGAGGCTTTCCATAGTACGTTGCTGGATCCTTGAGACATAATAATAAATAAACTATATATGATACTGAGATTGTGGAACAGTAATCTTTTCCGCTACCTTTTCCTAATTGTGCAATTACTTCGTTACAGGTTTGTTTGTAGCGACGGATACCTTCAGTTTCTCCAAATAACTTAATAAGAGTGGATTCTTTATAGATCTGTGAGCTTTTTTCGATGAGCGTATATTGGTGCTCCGAAAGTGGGGGTAATCCGAGGTAGTCTGGACTGGTAACGAATGTTTGTAAATCGACTGGTCTTTCATCAAATTCCTCTCCGTCTAGGATATCAATGAGATCATTAAAATTAAGATCCACTAGATTCCTCTGCGTCAATTACGACTGGCTCAACTATACCAGTAATTTGTGATAAACGCTTTGCAACTTCCATCTTACATTTAGGACATGTTGCAGTTACTTCTTTTAATATCTTAACAAGTATGTCTTGCTTCCGCTCTGTTTCCGCCATCTGTGACGCAAGCTCTTGATTATCAAGAAGTCCAACTTCCTGCAACATTCCGATTCTTTTACCTTCAATGTCTGCAATTAGTTTTAAAGCAGTAGCTTTAACGTTTAGTTGTCCCGCCCCATCAGCATCCTCTACGGTTTTCCATGCTTCTTTAATAAGCATGGCGTAGTGTTGGTCTGCTCCAGAGATAGCTTCCTTTGCCCTGTCACGGGCCCCAGAATCGCTTCTAACGACCTGCTTCCATTCATCTATATACTCCAACACATCTGACCGCTTAAAGCCTGTTGTAGTGGCAATCTGAGACGGGTTATTACCCTTAAGTAGCTCTGAGACTACCTTATTCATTCGATCAAAATGATCAGCTAATTCAATGTCCATATATAGATATTATACCATCTTAGTTGACTAAAATCAGTCTTGAATTTGCTTGGCTATTTTTAATAAAACTAAATATCCAATTAAATCATCAATATCATTATCTCCTGGATATTCGGTGCCCTTCATTAATCTATTTAATTTATCATCTATACGGACATGGAGCTGTTCTCTTGGTCCCGCCTTCGAGAATATACGCACAGGATCAAGGGCTGAATTGCCGTAGGCAATATTCTTCTTGACAAGCATATGTGCAATTTCATGGCAGGTATCAAATATCTCTCTGCCTGCTTCTGTGCCTACTGTAAGCAAATATAGGTCTTCACATTTAAATTGAGGTGAGTCTGGGAATACTGGTTCTAACATATCCGCTCCTATTGAACTTGAGATTCATACCTTTTATCAATCTCTATACCGCCAGCTTTTTCTGGCGGCAAAGTATAAACATTAAATACACCCTTTGCGCCGTGTCTAAATATAAACCAATCTGTAGGATAGTCCATACCTATTTCTTTTACATAATTCAAAAACTTTTTAGCCCCTGAATTAGATATAACATAGCAAAGAGTGGACCAGTCTTGATAACCCTTGGCTATACTATCATTTATTATATCATTAGAATTAAATCTTGGGAACTGGTTTTCATGAACAAATATACTAAAAACATCATAATCTTTTGGACAATAATCTAAAAATAGATTATATTTATCTATAAATTCTTCAGATAATTTAGCATCATCTTCAAATATTAATAATTTATCCATATTATTTTCAACCACATATTTCCAGGCTAGGTAATGGCTAGCAAAGTTTCCAAATTCTCCTGGCTTAAATGACTCCCACGCAAATTTAAAATTTTTATTATCTTCAATAAACTTTTCTTTAGCACCGTCTATTTTTGCATTTACCGACCTAATAAGATGTTTATTTCCATTTAAATAAGCATCTATGCTATCTCTATTCCATTTTCTTTCATCGTTTATGTGTATAATATGATAGTCAATTTTATTTCTTTTTATTTTAAGATCTAAATCTTTACCATAAAATGATTGAACTTTCATATAATTTTTATCGTGAGACATTCTTCCATAAATTTTATTTACTATAGGGCTATACTCTTTAGAAAACTCGTTAAATGCTTCATATATTAAGGCAGTTTCATTTGTTGCTTTGCTATGATTATAGGATGACCCTGCTGGATGGGTAATAATATTTTTACTATCTCTTATTACTAGCTTTCCTTTACCTATTGCAAATGAAGAATGGACTAGATCTATAGCCCAGCCAGAAATCATGCCCTCCCAGCCATGTTTTTCTTGAAAGTAATTAAAGAAATTTAACATGTCTTGAACAATTTCTTTATGTATTAAAAACATTATTCCATTAGTATTGGTAGCAATAGATATATCTTTGTCTAGCGAAGAGACCTTAAGATTTGTAGAATTAAAATTCCAAGGATCGTTTGTAAAATGTGGGGCATAGACATAAACGTCTTCGTATCTAGAAGTTACATCTACTATTCTATTCATGATGGACGACCATGAGTCGCTACTCAAATCTCCACAAATGAATAGCATGTAGTCGTTATCAAAGTTAAAGTCTTTTAATGCGTAATAAAATTGTCTATAATATCTTATATCTCCAAGATTTTTCCAACCTTCTTTGGGCTGCCCAGAATTTATTACGGTTAGATTAAATCCATTTAATTTAAATTGAGACTCTATATCTATACAATTATTACGATAATCATCCCAACAAACTAAATAGCTTTGTATATTCACTGCATTCTACCTCTAATTTTTGTAGAAGATATTGTTTGTGTATATGGGACATATACTAGCCCTATACCTCTTTCATCTAGCCACTCTTGGGTAAATGACATTTGTGCATAATAATCTTTTTTTGCCCAATCAGATCCAACTACTATATAATTTGGACCTACCATTTCTATAGATATTCTTGAATCTTGCCCACCAACATTCATCACTACCTCATCCACATATCTGCAGGCAAGTAACACGTCTAATCTTTCCTGCTCGCTGCATATAGGTTTTTTATTTTTAAACTGGAATATAAAGTCATCTGTATTTAAAGCAATTACAACTTTCCCGTCTTGTCCTGCTACTTCTCTACATCGTTTTAATAGATTAACATGACCTGAATGGAATAGGTCAAAGGTTCCTCCAGTATAGACTATATTCATTGCGATATCCTATCATAAGTTTCTTGAGATACAAACCAGCTATCCCATTTTGATTCTTCTGGAAAAATTATAATATAACCTTTACTAATTAACAGTTCAGATATCAAATCTTTAGTGTAGGTATTATTATGTTCAACGGTGATTAAATTAAATTTTGTAGAAAAATCATATGAATTTAATATATGATACTCAGAACCTTCAGTATCTATTGATATATAGTCTACAATTTCTGGACAATTGTGCTTAGTCAATAAATCTTTTAAGGATATTGTATCTACCATATAAGTGTTTCCATGGCTTCTCCTAGTCTCGGTATGAATATCGTTATAGGCATATTCGCTTATTCCTGATAGCCCCTCAAAATTTTCTACCTCAACAAATTCGATACTGTCTCCAGTTTTATCTGAGACACAAAAATAGTCTATACTTGCATTTCTTTTTGATGGAAGAATTTTATTATAATGTCTGGAAGGTTCAACCAATAAGCCCTTCCATCCATAATATGTTTCTAATAAAAATGTGTTTGATAGATATACTCCGTCGCAGGCACCAAACTCAACAAAGTATCCTGGCTTTTTACCAAAACAAAATAAGGCAAGCAGATCCTGATTTATCTGAGAATAGCTTTCTTTAGTTATGCAAAACTCTCTAAATTTATTTAACATCATTTTATCAACCCATGATCTTTAAGAGACCTGTATATAGTCATAGTGGTAACTCCACATTCTTTCGCTATTTCTTCCATAGTTTTCTTTTGGACTATATATCTACGGTATAGCCAATCTTTGCTCTTATATAGTTTCATCGTTCTGTTAACACCGTATTTGAGTAATGTGCAATGCCGAATGCATCTGCCACATCAAAATCATCTAATTGTAAGTTGTATTTATTATTAAAGTAATCTACAGTTCTTTGCTTTCTAATTTCCCGCATCTTTGCTTTGTACCAAGAATCAGCATGTCCTGGATTTTCAAATCTGAGCGTGTCTTTTTCTATTTTAGTCGGGTTCTTATTGCCAATATATGCTTGCCAAGATGTAGGCGAAATGGTCATGACTTTAGCTCCAGTCGACATTAATTCTGCAATAACAACACCATAAACATATGACAGTTTAATGACAGCATCTGGGGACTTTACAAACACTGCGCCTTCAACAACAATGTAATCTGACTTGAGTTCAGGAAGCATAGCATGCATTTTAATTTTGGCATCGTGTATTTTTTCATAAATATCTGCGCCTTCAAATTCAATTTTTCCCCACTTAATTGGCTTATTGTCTTCCATCAAGCAGAATGCAACGGAATTTGTAGAGGCGTCTATACCCAAAACTCTGTTAGCCTTCGTTTTAATTAGTTCACCCAATTTCATCGATCATCCTTAATAACTGACTTTTTTGATTTATATCTATTCTTTTTTGACATCCAGCACAGATCATTGATTCGTTATATCTGCTTAATCTAGCATTACATTTTTTACATGCTCTTTTTGCCCCATTACGAATAGCCTTTTTCTCATAATACTTTTCCATAATACGCCTATTTGTAGCAATTCGGCAACATTCGTCTGAACAATATTTTTGATTATGGGTCTTGGGATTAAAGTCTTTAGCACACTCTTTATTTGCACAAATCATAATTTAGGAACCTCATAAGCCTCTATTTGCACAGTTCCTGTTTCTCCCGCCCAACATTCTTTTTTAATAGGACACCCTTTGCAGGCATAGCTAGTTTTAAGAAAGGGACGCATAGGAATGTCTCCATCTTTAAAATTATCATATACTTCACAAAGCCATAAGAATAGGTTGTCTATTATCTCTTTGTTCTTTTCTGTCATTTGAATTGGAATAAGCAATATCTCTTGTGTATTTTTATTTTCATACAAGAAGAATGCTTCCTTAGCATTCCGAAGCTTCATGTAAGTTAACAATTGAAGCATATGATTTGCTGATGGAGACATCTCTGCTTGCCTTGTATCCCAAACTTCTTGCTTTGCCGTCTTAATTTCTCCAATTACTTCTTCGCCATCCCAATCAATTACAAGATCTATGAAGCCACGAATTGGAGGATATTCATTTGTAATCTCGATTTCAGTCTTCACATCTTTCATAGAATTAGTTTTAAATAAGTCTGAAGACTGTCCAGCAATTAGCTTTTGCAGTCTCTCATGAGCTTGAGTTCCATAAGACATATTTGCTACAGCTGTGGCATCATTATTATCTACAAAGTGTGCTCCGCTGAACGCCATATACCAGTAACGTGGGCAATTGCCTTGTCCATATCCAAAGCTACTTGGACTAAATGTTTTTTTAGTCATATCGCCGTCTGGTCTTTTTGTAGCTAGGTAAGCATCATCTAGCATTTTAGCAAACTCTGCTACATTAAACTTTCCTTCGTGTTTTTTAAACTTTAAATTTTTTACTATATCTCTACCCATTATAACGAACAATATACTTGAGGGCATCCACAAGTTTATCTATCGACTCCTTTGCTGAATAATATACATTCTTTTTATTATTATTTGCAGTTCCAGCCTTATCTTTTGCAATTGTTGAATACACCGCAGCAAGCATAGAAAACTTTGTAGACATGGCTTGCAACTCAATTATAAGTTGTGGGGCTTTAGCAGCAGGCACGTCTGGATTCATAAGAAGTTTTACTGTAATTGCCAGAGCTTTATCCAAATGCTCATCTTTCATAAATTCATGAAGATCATTAAACTCTGTAATATTACTAATTAATTCCAATGAGCTTTTATCATTCATGCCATCACCTTGGTAACTAAAGCATATCCAATCCACAAACCAACAATACCCATTAAGCCTGCAAATACGGGAGGTGCGGGAATGGGTAGTTTAAATGCGCTAAATATTCCTCCTACTATTGCGCCTACCAAAGTTGTCATTAATATCTCTCTCATTCTTCCCACTTTTCTACTAGTTGTTCCAGTAATGACCATTCAATTACTGCTAATCTTGTTTTACTATTTCCTTCTCCTATAACCAGTTTTAATACTGGATGAAATGCACGACTTACTTTAAATGTATCTGTACACACTTTAGCCCACATCTCTTTTGAAACCGCCACGGATTTACCAGTTTCTTTATAATCTACTACAAATCCATTCCATATAGCATCGCCTTTTAAGTAGTCGCCTCTGCCACTATTTTTTTGTTGCTTAGCGCCATCTCGCTTTGCTTCTGATCTTTCTGTCATCCATTAACCTTTACAGAATTAGAATGTCCATCAGGGCAATTCCAAGACATAGTGTAGGTTACAGGGTCCCAAAAATATTCCTCAACATTAAGATCACACTTAAAACAAGGTTTGGCGCCATAGATCTTTTCTAGGTTTTCTTTTTGTGATTCCGTAGGTTTAGGGCCTATAAACTCATTAAGATTTGGCATTAATTTTTTCCGTTAATGATTTAACAACGTCTTTGTTATCACGAAGGTATTGCACGGCTTTTGCTCTTCCTTGTAGCCGCTCCCCTTCCACGGTATACCAAGCGCCACCTTTTTCCACGAGTCCGTACATTTCGGCAACATCAAGCGTTTCTCCAACTCTATCTATACCTACATTATCTCCTTGATAATAGAAGTCATACTGCCCAGACAAATTTGGTGGGCCAAGTTTATTGTAATCTATAATCCAATTTACAGGCCTGCCAACCTTCTGTTCAAGTATTTTATCGCCAACCTGTACGCCTGCTTTGATCGCATTAGCCTCAGCTTCCGAACTCCATAATTTAATAACAGTGGATGAAAAGAATTTAACCGCCATTCCGCCAGTCGGAATATGTGAGGCATGCATAGAGCCAAACTGATTACGCTGCTGCGATATCAGCACAAGAAGCGTATTCTTGTTGGCATAGTTAAGCATCTTAACTGCATGGGTCATATCTTTTGCTTCGGCACCAATTTGTTTGGTATCCTCTAATTTCTTTAACTCTGAACTATCTTTTTCAAAATATATTGCTGGCAACAAGGCCGAGATTGAATCTACAACAATAATATCTACATCTGCTTCCATCAATTGTGTGGCAACATCTACCATGTCATTAATTGTTTTTGCTGGCGAATAAATAAGTTTAGATGAATCTACTCCTAGCTTCTCCGCCCAACCTTGATCATATGAGGCTTCAGCATCAATCCAGGCACATGTCTTGCCATTCTTTTGTGCTTCTGCAATCATTTGTAAGCAGAAAGAAGATTTACCAGCAGACTTATTTCCCCACACCAAAACCTGTCTACCAAAACCTAGCCCTCCTTTTAAAGCCTTATTAAGGCCAATACTTGGAGTTGGCTGTCTTTCCACCTGTACATCTACCGCTGATTGAACTCTTAATCTTGTTTTTGGATCTAGCTTTGCTAATATATCATCTAATACAATTGTCATTATTTATCTTTCTTCTCTCCACTATTATAGCATTTAGAATAGGTTCCCGTGAAGGGTTGGACGTGCTTTATTTTTTTCCATTTTATTATGTAATATTTCATCTAGGCTGTGCAAAACCGCCTCCTCATTTCTCATTGCAGCATACACATCTAGAATACGAATAATAATATCTGCAATTTCTTCCACTATTTTTTCAGACCCTTGACTTTTCCTAATGGCCTCTAACACTTCTGTTACTTCTGAATGAACTAAAGCCAGCTTATTTCCGATTTTGTCATGAGTATATTCTCCATCCCAAAATCCTTTTTCTTTTGCAGTCTCATGTAGCACAGCAGCAAGAGCATCTAGACCGTATTCGCTTAAAATATCATGACTGTTCATTATTACTCCTTAAACTAAATTTAAAAGTCAGATCTTGATCGTCATATTCTACGACT